CCAACATCAATATAGTTATCAGTATCATTTATTGCTGTTTGCGTAGCTGTATTTGTACCAGTATGGTCCTGATTTATATCATAGGATGCTTTGTTTGATTGCCCCTGAGATACAACCCAGTCTCTATTATTTGTAGTCGATGGCGTATCAGAGAAATCAATGTTTACAGGGATAAAACCAATTACTCTCCCGTAAACTTTCCTAATCGGCCACTTACCCTCTTCCGCTGAAGGATCAAGATTTGCAAACGTGGACTTTGAAAAGTATTTAGCTCCAAGGTATGTTTGATCTAAAAAATACTGGTTATTTAGTAGCGATAGACTAACTGTATTTTCATTGACTTCAACTCTATCTATAACTCCCAAAAATATGTTGTAGAAGTTAACAACAGACAAGTCTCCAAGAAGATGCCAAACTTCAACTTGCGCCCTACTAAAAGAAGACTTAACAAATAAATCGTTAAGCTCTCCGCTGGCCATTTCTAGTTCAACAGATCCTCCGTTGATTGGTAGAAAACCAAAAGTAGAATCAGGCTGTCCTTCATTAATAACTGGAGCTTTTACTATTCTGTTTTCCCAAATAACAGGCGTTAAGCTAGAACTTGGAACGCGTCCGTGCGCAGCTTCTAGCGTGCTCCAATAAACTTCATAAGTTATTACAAATGTATTGGCGGTGTTTGGATTAACTGTTGAATATAAGTAAATCTGTTTTGCATCATGATCATAATAATATTCGTTTACGCCAACAGATGCGGCGTCTACTTCTAATGTCTGCTCATCTGTTCCGTTATAGACATTAACAACATAACCGCCGCTCCAAGAGCCAACCCATACATTGCCAGAATATATAGACCAAGAAAACCCATTCGCAGAAGTAACATGGATAGATGGTTTCGCTTTAATGAAAACGTTTGAATCAACAGACGATAAAAGTGCATTATCATTGTAACTCATCGCCCACCAAAGATAGCTCAAAAGGATGATTGTCACCGTGGGCTGCGTCCAAAGTTAAACCAGTAGTATACTGTGGATCGGGATAGGATATTCTCCATGCAATATGAGCACTATCGTTACCAGTATAGGCAACGGCGTCTAATACAAAGTGGTAGAATAGGTTATTCTTCAAAAGCGGCTTTGAAAAAGTAAACCCAATATTTTTATAAGCATGATCTAGCGTCTGAAGCTGTGCTTTCGTCCAGCTATTAGTAGATGTGTGAATCAATTTCCCAGGAGTCGAGCTAGCAGAGTCGCTATAAATCTTTAAGTTAATCGAAGTAAAAGAAGGGTTGTTGTAAAATAATAAACCAACCTGCGCACCAATAAGAGAAATGTTGCTGTTTATCCTAATCCTTTGCCCAAATGTTCCAATATCTGCAGTAGAATATGGCCTGCCAATCATTCTCCAACTCATACTTCCTCCGTAATCGTCCAGTCCATAGACCAGTTGTTTGGAGATATTAGCCGCGCTCTTGGTGCATCGTCAAACTTAACATACCTAACGCTGGCAGATGAATCTGTACTAAATGCCTCATCTGGATCAAGAGAAATAAAGAAAGAATTATGCAAACCAAATTCATGGAATATTTCATCATACCTCTCTAAGTCTTCCTTTGTTAATCCTTCCCAAGAAATCCCGTAAGTCTGTGTTTTTGGTTTCTTTGTGGAATACTTTTGACCATTCTCAGTGAAAACTACCGTCGATCTATCTACAAAATTAGTCTCTAGTGGGAATACTGCACAGCCCCGCGCGGTTACAAAAGATTCTCCGAAGAATACAGCCCCAAATTCGACATACTGAAATGGATTGTCTTTGTCTTCCAAGTAAAAACGCCAATACCTAAGCGCCGATGTGTGAAATCCTGCAGTATTTTCGTAAGCAAGTACGTAATCACTAAAAGGAACTGTTATTTCTACAGAAGGACTAGACCAATTATTTGTTGGGTTGCCTTGGATCTTGATAACTGCAGAAGGAGAAATAATTAGCTCTTTATTTCTATCTGAAACAATAGCAAAAGCAGTTGGATTAATCGGAAATCCCATATCCCATTCTATCCACTCAGAAGAATGTATTCTAAGTAAGTCTGCAATGTATGTAAGAGATCCGGTCTTGTCCGCTGAAGTATCATAACCAATTAATGCTGGGAAAGCAGTCGCTGCAGTAACTCTTAATTGAAATACACCGCCCCCGCCTAATCCATCAGAAACTATCTTTAGTCTCCCATCCGTGTGAACAGAGACGGTGTAAGTGGAAGCGCCAGCAGCCTCTAGTGCGGACTTAATGGCAGTAATAAGAGTTGCGGTTGTATATTCTCCAGCAGTAACCGTGGCAGTTAGATCTACGCCGATTGTCTCTCTAAAAACAATAGTGTTAGAACCAGAAACTACTTCCCAATATCCACTAGAGCGCCATGTTTTTGTTCTGCGCTGATCATACAAGTTTGTTTCTGGGTATAATGTGGCTGCAGAACTTATTGATTTATTAGCTACAGTCCAGTTTGAATCAAAAACTCTCATGCTGTTCTAAACCCCTTACGGTTAAGATCTAGAACAGCTCTAGCAAATTGCTGCTGTCCTATTGCAAAGTTTACGTTAAGTGTTTGACTAGAGCCACCAGAAGTCAGAAATCTTTCTAGCTTTCTGTTAAGCCCATCGTCTAAAACTCTTTCGCCAGCGTTAAGGGCAACAGGTCCGAATTTATCTCCAGAAAATCTTGGGCTATCTGGGATTTTACCGCCACCGGCAAGACCAAGGAAACCGCCTACGGCCCCTAAAACTGGTATACCCTCGAAAATTCCACCGCTCCCTTGTCCGCTTATCCCGTCAAGAAGACCGCCGACAGATTTAATCTGATCAATAATTGCCTTAACGAAATCTTTCGCAGCTTGTACTAGGCCTTCTGCGAAGCCTTTTACTATCTGTGGAATATTTTTTGCCAATGCTGTACTAAAACCAATAGCCACTGTGGGCATTGCTTTAGCCAAAGCTGGAGGAAGTTCAGTTACAAGAGTTTCAATCAATATAGGTAAACTTTCAGCTAAGTTTTTAATCAAATCAGGAATGGCTCTAGCAAACTCCTGAACTTGCTTCTTAACTTCTTCTGGCCCCTGAGACAGGATACCAACTATCTCGCCAGCAACAGGGCCAAAAGCTGGCCCAAGAAGGGCGCTTGCTGCGGCACCAGCGCCAGCTTGCAATAATTCTTTTGCGCCCTGAGCGCCCTTCAATACTTTCTGAGCAAGACCAGCAGCCAATGCTGTTCCTTGGTCTGTATCACCACGGATAAGAGACCCAATTGGATCATTTATTATCCCTTGCAGTCTATCGGCAGTTTTTTTTCTAAGATCAAGCAGGTTTTTTACAAGCTCTTCTTGTTGCTTCTCCTCGAACGCTCTAACTTTTGTTATTCTTTCAAATTCTATTCTTTTAATTGTATCTTGAGCTTTTGATGCAGATAAAGCGCCGCCAGATACGCCAGCGCGGACAGCATTTATTCTTTCTTGCGCCTCTATATTAATCTTTTCAACTTCGCTTAAACCAACTGTTTCAAGACTTGCTCTAACTTGATTAAACTTTTCTAAAGCATCTTCCTGTGCTCTTAAAGCGCTTCTTCTATTTTTTATTTCTTCATCTGTTGCAATCTTAGCGCCACCAGATCGCGCTGCTGATTTTATTTGATCAAGTAACTCTCTTGTTCCTTCTGCTGCATCATTTGATTCTTCTTTTACAGATTTAAAACCACTTGCTATCCTTAAAAGAATAGCAACAGATGGGCTTGCTGCTCCGATAGCACCAAGAACTGTTTCGAAAATATTCAAATTCTTAACAACAAAAACAGTTGCTTTACCAAGTTCATTAATTGCTTGTGCTGCAATCTTTATTACCTGAATTGCTCCTTCAGACTCAGTAACAATTTTGCCAATTTGCTCTTTGAATTCACTTATTGAATTATTTAGCTGTTTAAGCGCCCCGCCAAATGTGTTTGTAAGAGTCTCAGCAGTGCCATCGAACCTATCACCTACTAGCTTTACCGCTTCTCCACTAGCAAGTTGTTCTTGAGTAAGACTCTTTAAGCCAGGGACTAATTGTTTTAGTGATTTATCAACAAATCCATTATAAGTTTTGGCAAGTTTCTCTACAGAAGTATTTAGATCTTGGCCAGTGATTGCGCTCAAGTCTTTTGCGGCTTCAATTACCTGCTTTGTCTCTTTATTTGTTAGCTGATATGTCTTAGCCAATGCAGCCGCAGATATGACTTGATCATCGGTTAGCGTTGTTGTCTTTGCTAATTCATCTGCAAGATTCGTAAATTGATTTAGTGCTTCTTCTGAAAAATCACCAACAATCCGCATTGAATTTGCAAGACTAGTTATTGATCTTTCGGCTTCTACAGCCTCACCAACTGCGTCTGATAGAAAATCATTTATAGTTCCAAGAGCCCCACCAGCAACGTCTCTCAAAAGATTAAATCCGCTAGCGATTGCAGTTATGTTTGACGCAAGAGAGATACCACTTAGCTGTTTCTTTGTGTCGTCGGCAAAGCGTTTAACTGTCTTGGTGGCTTCGCTTACTTGCGCGACTAGTTCAAGTTCGACGGTTGACCTTGCCATGCTTCTCCTTAAGCGCTTTTTGTTTTTCTATCTCTGCCTGAATTATCTCAAAGCATTCGATAGTAAAACTGTCAGGGAGATCAAGTCTGTAACCCATTTCTTTCATGTTCTTGGTTCTAACATATCTGTAGACCGTCTCCCTGGCCCAGTTATGTTCACCACCAGCAGCGCCTAAGAACCACCACCTGGCTTCGTTTTTAAGCGAAGCCTCTAAGTCTTTCCCATCTTAAAGCCCTTGGTAATGCCAGAAGCAACTTCAATTAGTACTGCATCACAGTCTGGTTCCATAAGAAGATCATCCGTTGATCTAAACTTACGTCCATCATTGTGATCTAGTTCAACAGAAACATAGAACTTAATAGAAGCCTTAACTAGGTTTCTAATGGAGCTAAATGAGGTAGCATCTGACATGCTTACCTCACCGTCTCCGCTTACTTTTAGCCCCATACTGTCTAGCACTTCGTAGCGCTCATCAAATGAAGGCATTCTTAGTGTTACTGAACCAGTAAAATTCTCAGACTTTGGGACAAACTTAAGTTCTTTCAAACAATCTCCTTAGAGGAAGTTAATATAGAATTCTCCAGAACCGTCGGTTGGTACATATGGACGAATCTTGATGTTCATAGTTACAAGTCCGTTATCATCTCCAGCTTCATGGCTAGAAATAGTCGACTTTGGAACATAAATAGAGCAGCATGTTCCAGGAACCCAGTTACCGCCGGACTTAGAGCCGAAGTTATACAAGAATTTAACGTCTGTATTATTCACAAACTTATTAAACTTGTCTGCATCGTGTCTTTCAAGGATACCAACAACGTTGATTTCAACAGAACGCTGGCGGATTACTTTTTCTTGAACACCAGACTCAGCGCATACGCACTCAACGTCTTGAACATCGTTTGTAACAGTGATGTCGATAGTCGAAGCACAGAAACACACTAAATCATCTGCATCGCCAATTAAAACTTCGTTGTTCTTTGCTGCTTGTGGATCTGCAGAGTCATACGAAGGAGTTAACGAAGGTGCCCAAGATTGAGCATTGTCAGAAGTGTATCCAGTTGCTCCAGAGTTACCAGTATCATCTGCTGCAGTAGAGAAGCCAATCTTATCACCGATTGTATTTGCAGTGTTTGCACCAGTGTTCCAAAGAAGGCTTAATACCGTCGAAGTAGATGTGATTTTAAACTTACCGTCTGCATCCTGATAAACAACTGTATATGTCTCAGTCGATGCAGTTGCATTGAGTGCGGCCTGCAAAGCGCTTGCTAGCTCATGCGGAGAAGTATAAAGCTTTGCTTCAACAGTCGCCACGAAAGTGCCGTCGTCGTCTGTAAAATCAAGCTTCGTGTCCGCTGCTGTAATGTTTATTGGATCGAAGTAGTACTTAGTTCCTTCGAAACTATAGCTAGAGTTAACTAATTGCCCAGCGGCGACAGAAATATTTGCCTGCGTTACTTGCGTACCAGCAAGAACCTCAAGAGCGCCGCCACCCCCACGGTATAACCATGTAGTTAACGTAGGATGGCCAGTATTGGCGGGAGTGTAGTTTACACATTTACCGGCTCCAAGACCAGCGCCAGGAGCTGTAGCTAAGTTGAAACCAAGAGTTAGATCATTTCCGCTTACAGAATCAACTGGACGAATTGCATAGGTAGAATCTTTAACAAGAACTGCCTTACCTTTTGCAAAGTCGCCGCCGCCAGCAGCAAGCTTAAGTAAACTTACCGTCGATGCAGCAGCGGTTAAGCGTTCCGTTCCGTTAGCGGATTCGGTTCCGATAAGAGACTCTAGAAGCAAGCTATAGTTAGGAGCTTGTCCTTCGACTCCACTATGGCGTAAGTAGTGGTCAAGAGATCCTTCTGGACGCTCTAGACCTTGAATCAGTTTACTAAGACCGATGCTAGAACGGATTTCTGCGTTATCTAGCGTATCAAAGTTAGGGTTAAGCGTGAAACCCTCTTGTAATGCAATAAATTGTGTTCCAGAAGTTGGTGCTACAGGCGTACCTGCAGTTGTCTCTTCCACGATAGCAAGCGACGACGCTCTATTCTTCTCAGCCATTTTTCATTCCTCCCTAAATAAATGTCTCAAGGTATTCGAGTGAAAACTGCGTTCTAAGCATGAAGAAACGTCCAGTTTCTCCATTAACATACTCTATTCCGCTGTCGCTCACCCATCTAGTGTACATGGTTGTTCCGTTGATTGTTAAGTCTTGTTCGAAATTATTTATTAATTTGTATTGATCTTCTAACAAAAGCTTCTCTAGCGTTGCCTTTGGAACTGCATCCTCACCAGCGCCAGTATAAAGCCTGGTAAGAATAACCTCAACATTGCGATTAACCGTAAATTTGCAGTTAACTACACGCTGAGTATTCTCGCCAGTCAGGACCGCTAAACCATATCCCTTTACTAAAAAAAGCTCTTCGTTATCTTGAATACTGTATGGGTTGTGTATTCTTTTATACCCTTGATTTACGGTGTCTAAAACCGCCTCAATCCTAGTAATCATAGAATCATATGCTGTGCTAATTAAACTCATCTGCGAACTAGCCTACGGACGCTAATATCTGAAGATCTCTCAGAAGAATCTTTAATACCGTCGTTATCTTTATCAAGAGTTAGATATGTAGCATTCTTGTAAAACTCTGCCTTTTTAGCATATTCCTCTGACTTATCTTTGTAGAAGTCACCGCCGTTTGACTGGAGCCCGCTGAAAATATTCTCAAGAGTTAAATATGTAGCCCACATATTTACTTCGTCTATTTCTAAAAGATCCCAAGCATCAATGTTTTCATAGTAAGTTGCACTTACTGAGCGCTTTTTAATCGCGATGTTTCTAATGTCTTGTACTATTAAATCTCTTGAATTTTCATGTCTAAGAATGAAACTAAGCTCACCACTTTGTAGATAATTTGTAACCGTGGGGTAAACGCCTTTTAGGTCTTGATCGTCGCTAAACACAACGTTCATGCCTTGGATTCTGATATTTGCGGTTGTGTTCACCGAAACGGTTAAGCGTAGGTAATAGTTTTCTACTCCGTTTATTGTGTTTGCTGCCCAATCGCTAGGAGACTCGAACTCAACAAATCCACTTCTAGAGAAACATATTGTGTCGTCAATCGGATAGCTAACAGAAACCCAAGTCGTTCCGTTCCAATATTCTATATTTAGATTTGCAGAAACCGCGTTTACTGTAGAGCCCATTTCAACATAAAAAGAACTAAACTGTTTGAAGCGCCCAAAGTAAATAAAATCTGTAGTTAAGATTGATCCTTGAAAATAATCTCTACCAAAGCTTAGCATTTTAAAGCTTAAATCAGTGTAAGTAACACCGTCATAGATAAACACTCTAGGAAAGTTCTTTTGTTTGAGCATTTATTAAATCCTAATCTCTCCGTTAAACTTGGGCAAGGTATTATATCCCTGGTCTATTGCTTGTCTTATTTTCTCAGGATCATACTCAAATGTATCTATAATTCTAATGTCTGGAGCGTAAATCTCAAACTCTATTCCAGAATCTAGTGCTCTAACTAAATCACCGTAGAGTATTTCAGACTGCAAAATGTCTGTGCATCGCAAACCAATGTCAACTAAGTATGGCCATTTTGGCTTATATCCAATGTCACGTTGCTTACGCTGTAGCGGGTTGTTGCAAATAACTATGATTCTATTCGCGCCATCTTCTATGGCTTTTGCAATTGGCGTGTGATCTCTAACTCCGCCGTCTACAAACATACCAACGGGCTCCATGTGGAATGGAACACAAGCAGAAGCTAGCACCATATCTTGAAACTCTATTGAACCAGATTTGTGGTAACTAATTTCACTTGTCTCTAGGTTAACAACGCTAACAAGTACTTCTATCATCTTGTTCACTGGCTCATTAGAAACTACAGACTCCACAAGCGCAGAAAGAGGTTTGGTGCTATACTTTCCTTTAGACATTCCTATTAAAGTTAACCAATTAAACTTTAAAACATCTCCCTTGCCCTTAATATTAAGCCAAATCTTGTTTAATTCTTTTAGTCCTATGTGCTTTAAAGCCGCGCCGTTTAGGGCACCAACGCTTGTACCATAAATCGCGGAAACCTTAGGCTCTTCCTCTTGCCATAGCTTGTTAAGAACACCAATTTGGAATGCTCCGCCTGCACCGCCTCCGCTTAATACAAGAGCTGTCTTCACTCGTTTTTGCCCCACCATATATCACAGAAGACTTTTGAGGCTCCAGAGACAATTGTTTTTTTGAAATATATCTCTAGATAAAGACCGGCTGGTATTTCTCCATAGTAACCAATTGGATCTATTTCCACTTCTCCTCCTGCTTGCGGAGACGGCCAAAGATACCAACCTTGATTTTCTTCGTCCAGTTCTTCGTCGTGATATGTTTTAAGAACTGTATTCGCACCCATCCCTATAATATTATCAACGTCAACAACTTGTATTTTATTCATAGCATCGCCAAATGAAAATACATCTGTAAACGCATAGCCACCGGCTACATATCTAACGTCTGAAGTGCCTGGAGTACCTGGTACTTTTATACTTATTTTTGCTTCCCCGCTTACATCAAAGTCAGCTTGGACTCTTGAAAGCTTTAATATTATATCTTCTCTCTCAAACTGGGTTTTTGTATTGTTAACAATTAACTTACTAACGTTGTCTTTATAATTTGACTCAAAATCAGATTGATCAGAGCCATCGTCTTTATATATTTTGCAAACAACCGTAAAATCATTCTGTTTTGCAAATATTTTGTAATGTCCATCTACATCAAAATATATCCATGACCATCCGACAGTGTCCAAAACTTGTGATTTAAAGTTATCCCAAGAAAGCTCAATCATGCCGTTGCCTCCGAAAAAACAACCCACAAATCAAAAGTGCCTACAGCGCCAGTTATCTGCTTTATATGTAATCCTTGATTTTGTCTTATAACAAAAGACTTCAGATTATGACCTTCCCTGTAGAATGGGAACGCATTTTGAAATGCTTTATCATATCCCTCTTGATCTAGAGATCCTACCCCATGCTCGTCGTTTGACCATTGCTGCCTGAATATTGTAGCGCCTTCTCCCGCAACAGTTGCTCCAGTTCTAACACTAATTCCAACTCCAAGTGTGTCTGCTGTGTCGTTTGCTACCGCTGTAATTAATGTGCCCGCTGAATGACTTGTTATTCTATGAAGTTCGTAAAAAGACATTGTTCCAGTTATTGCTGTTGTCTGTATGTTTGCTAACCATATCTCATGAATTCTGCAAACAGTAGAACCAGTGTTTGCAATAGAAATCATAGATTTGTTTGCTACGTTAGCTACTCCAGATGCAAAGCCAATAAAAGTTGCCGGATCATAAGGAACTGGCCTTGTGATTAAACCATAGTCTGTATGGATTGGAGGAGCGATTCTTCCTTGAAGTCTTTTAATATTGGTGCCGTCGTCGGCACCAATCATAGAAGCAAAATCTGGCACAGCAGAATTATTTTCTTTTTCTGAGGCAGTTATTTGCTTATCATTACTGTCTGTTAGATCTTGATGGCTAAATCCCATTACTCAAGTTCCTTGCGCTTAGGTGGAGCTGCAAGAATTGCAGCTTCTAGCTTCTTGTCTAACTCCATGAACCATTTAAAAAGACCGCCGCACTGAGCAACGGCCTCTCCTTTAATTTCAAACTTCCCTTGCTTAATAATAGACTGGAAAGCCTTACACAATTCAACATCTCTTCTTTCCAGTTCCATTATCTATTCCTTATGCTGCGTATTGAGCTATGCGAACGTCGCTCGTACCAGAAGGCGTAATTGCCCAAATTTGAGCGCCAGCATCTAGAGCCTGCTCATAACTAGATCCTTTTGGAATCTTAAGACCATTTGATGTGGTAACACCAGTTGATTGTCTAATGTAAATATCTTGTGTTCCAAGATTTTGAATTTCAATTCTTAATCTGTTTGAAAGTGGGGAAGCCACAAGCTGCACGCCACCTGCTGTTGTGTCAACGCTTGCCGCAACAACAGACCACGAAGCATATCCGGCCTCTACGGTTTGTACGTTTAACGAACCATCTGCGTTTATTGATAGAAAATCAGTACCGTCGCCGATCTTAACAGAATCAGATACGTGAGTTAGATCTCTTATATCTAAATTAATTGCATCTACGGTAATAGAGTTACCGCCGTCTTGAATATTTACAGCAGAGGCTCCAGACCCGTTCTGAACAGTAATGCTTTCAAGTGCAGCAAGCGTTGTGGCACCAAGTTCAACAGTGCCGTCAACGGTAATTGAACCTCCGCCGTCTGAAACAATAGCGCTGATTTCTCCGGCTGCTGATATTGCAAGCGCATCCCCGTCCGCGTCTTTAATCTGTATACTGTGCAAACTATAATCAATACTATCTAAAGTAATCATACGCCTCCTTGTTTATGTCCACTCTAAAATCTCAGCTATCTGAGAAGCCTTGTTAGTTTGTAGATAAATTGTAACACCAGTCAGGTCTAAATTCTCTTCAAAGTAAACGCTTCCTGGCTCTACAGTAATCCAAGTAATTGATGTATCGCCAGAGACAAACGCCAGCCTAATTCTTGCAGTTCTGTCTCTTGTTTTGATTAGTATTTTTTTTGTAGCAGTAGAAAGAGCCTGAGAATATTCAGTGTTTGCCAATGCCATTGATAGGTTATAAATCGTCGGGATAGTGGATTGTACTAACCGCGCTCTGACTGTACTTGTAACTGTACTCATCGGTTAATACCCATAGAATGCGCTCATTATTTGTCCTATAGCAGGAGCGGTTGTCATTGTTACCGTTGCTACTGTACGCGTATAGTCTGTGCCTGGTATTTGATAAACACCGTTTAGGAATAAAACAAATACTCCAGCGCTGTCAGGCAACTGGCTAAGTAAATAAGTTACATTTATTCCATTAACTGGCCCAGTAGGTTGCTCTTGTATATATGTCAAGCTAGAGCCTCCGCCGCCGCCACCGCTGAAGGTAGAAGCAATCTCCATGATTTTAACCTGCGCAGTTTCTGTCGCTGGAGTAATCATGTGGAATAAGTTTGAATCATCTAAGTCTAAATGTAAATCCTCACCAGGTCCAACATCCCACCCGCCGGTTGCAGTGTTGTCTGCAGTTACGCCGCTAGTCGGCCCAACATAAACCGTTGTTGTCACACTTAGATTTCTTATCGATACAGAAACCCTGTTTGTAAGTGGCGTTATTATTGGATTAGAAGAAACGTCTGAAATTGTTGCTGGAGTTATGGAAAATGGACCAGTAGGAGCGGCAACTCCTATGGCACCGTCAATCGGTATGCCTTCGCCAGTAGAGTTGGCAACATAAACCCTTACGGCAGTTTCGCCAGAGGGTTTTTCTACAAACTTATCCCTCTCTCTATCTAGAGTTACCGGACTGAATGGCATCTGTTAGAGCCTCTCGGTTATCTTGCAAAATATAGAACCAAGCAAACCATGATTTTCCATCGTGGACAATTTGATAGTCAAACTGCATTCCTTGCTTTGAATTATTAGACAACATGAGGCGAACTAGCCCTTGCGGACTAGTCGCCTTAAGATAGTTTGGTGCTCTTAAAGAGTTACCAGACATATATTATTATGCAGCAGAGCCCAAGAGAACTTGACGCTTACCACTGTCCATGGTTTGACAACCGTAGATGTGTTGCAACAAGTATTCTTTTGCCGTGTTCTTAAGATCAACGTCAGTGCTGTATTCTGGTGTCATTTGTTGAGCGAAGCCAACAGCAGACTTATGCCAAACGTAAGCACGAGCAGCAGTGAACACGTTAGACATTACAACCGTCATTCCATAAAGACGGCCGATCTCGCCATTTACAAGACCTCCGGCAGAACCATAGGCGTCGGCGCGAACAAAATCAGAGATAGAAAGAAGAGCTTTCTCCTGATCTGGTGCGATACCAAGATAACGGTTATCCAGTGGGCAGTTTTGTACGTTTAGCAAGTATCGTGCGCTTAGAAGGTCGGCCTGAGCAACGTCAGCTCCAACAAAGACTAAACGATGGTCAGGAGCAGCGGCGGAAGCAGCGGCGATACAAGCAAAAATATCTTTGTCTACTTGTAGTGCCAATTCTTTTGCCATCTCCATAATTATTTCAGACTCAACATTTGGCGTGGCCTGCATCTCTGCAACACGTTCAAGTGCCGCATAGATTGCCTTGTTTTTTGTTAAGCTGATAGTATCAACTGCAAAAGTTAATTCTTGTGCAGTAAGAGCAGTATTTTCTGCTTTATCTGCAGCAGCGAATTGCGTTCTGCGCGGAACCTTTACACTCATCGCACCTTTTTGCGCGAAAGCAGAATAATCGCCAACTAGAGGGATTAGTTTACTTTCCTGTTTAAGGGTATCTAAAACGATAGACGCAATCACGTCCATCGAAGTTGCGGATACTTCTGTTAGTCCTATTTGTGCCATCTATCATTCCCTCCCAGGAATATTTATTTGCCCTGTTTTTTTAACTGAGACAGAAGGGCTGCTCTCTCAGCGATAGACATTTTGTTGAGGTCTAACCGTGGTTCTTCTACTCTGGCAGGAATAGCGTCTGTTATTTTAGGAGCTATTTGTTTGAAGAAATAAGGTTTCTTTTTCTTCATATCTTCTAAGACCGCCTTAACGTGGGTTTTGTCTACATTAAAGTTATCGTCTAGAGGAAGCTCCGACAGATTGATTAAGTTACTTAGAGCCTCTGGGTCTACGCAGCCTAATTTCTGTGCTTCAAATGCAACAGTGTCAGTGATGGACTTCATGGCGAAGGCTTCCTTGACTTTGTTTGCGTAGCTTTCGGCTTCTGTAGCCTTACGCTGCCAAACTTCGGCAAGTTCTTTAAATTGTCCTTGTTCTGCTAAAGACTTTTTCTGTAGATCATCGTTCTTTCGCTTTTCCTCTTGGAGCTTTTTGCGAAAGTCTTTTGCTTCAGAATTAGCTTTGCTTAGCCGTTGAGCAAGCTGCTCTGCTGTCCATTCTGGTTGTTTTTCCTGCTGTTCCTCGCTCGGCTGAGCTGGTGTTTCAGTGACCGACTGGTCTTGAGTATTCTCTGACATTATGCCTCCATGTTGTTGTTCAGGTCAATTTTTTTAGCTTCCTCTATACTAATGCCTCTAAGCTCTGCGATTGCTTCTACTTTAGATATTAATCCAGAGTCTAGACGCTTAATTACTGAGTCTTCTTTATCCGCTTCCGTTTGAACTGCTTCAGGACCCTTGAAGTCTACACTTAGGTAAGAGCTTTCTGGCCATGCGCCGAAGTTATATTTTTGATCTAGCGCGTCTGTTCCAGATATTGCTTCGTACCAGGCGCGCATGATTGTGAAGAGTTTATTTTCTACGTCTATAAATAAGTCTATATCTGATTGCGACGCCTCAAAACGTTCAATCATTGCAAGTAACCGCTCAAGCCCAGAGGTAAACTTCTGACTTTCTGCAGTTCCTGAGATTGTTTTAGGAGAAATACCCTGAGCGGTTAGGAAGTAGTTAATTAGTCTGTCCTGAAGATCAAGAGAAGACTTAAGATCAGGGTTTGGAGAAGCAAACTCAAAACTTGGTTTAACTTCAGGCCGTGTTGGATCAAGAGGTAGGAACAGAATATGCTGTGGACCAACTGTAACAGACTCTGGAATCTTCTCTGCAACAATTACGGGCTGGGCGTAACTCTGTAAACGATTTGTGTTTACTGTATCGGAGCAAACAACTAGGAAGTCCAGATTGAATTCCGATACTCCGCTGCCTCTTCTAACCCAGAACTCAAAGTCCTTTTCAGCAGCAACGTCAATAAATGGAAGCATGCCTATTGGATTAACATCGTTACTAACAACGTTTCCGTCGCTGTCTAATTTGATAACACTTTCGTTTGTCCATACAACATAAAACTTCTGCTTTTGTTTCCAGTCGTCTTCGTCTGCAATCTTTTGGTTTACACCGTCTGGCGCTGATTGGTTCTTTGATCCGTAGTAGTTACCTTGGATGTCTTTCTGTGCGTTGATTGCGTTGTCTGCCAAGGTCTTGTCATATGCACTGATTACGTATGCTAAAGCTTCTTCTGGGTTTTCTGGATTAGGAATAACGTCATAGTGATTTGGAGAAAGAACACGCAAAGAAATCTTACCGTCTTTTGGTATAACCTGCACGGCACACTGGTGATGTAACTTGTATTTCTGGTTAGCTCGCTTAAGAAAAGTATCTACCTTAGCATCTTGGTAAATTGTCTCTATTCCATCTTCCTGAGTTTCGTTTACTTCCTTAAATTCACGCTCTGGCTTGCGCTTATAAATGCTAGCCATCTCATCTATGATTCTTCTGCATAGATTGATACTAGTCATGGTCCGCATTTCTCTAACCGTCTGTTCAGAGAACTCGTTTCTTAGCATTTCTAGAACGTATTCGCGCTGATAATCATTATAAACTCTGGAGCGTTTCTCATGCTCAGCTTTTCTGCGCTTGTTTTCGTCTGATTCTATTTCCTGAATTATGCTCTTCCATTCCATGGAGTTACCTCTTGATCATTTGCACAGTTGAGTTGTGATTTTTTGTAGAATTATAATAATGGATTGCGTAGCCAGCGGCGGTAGTAATGTGCTGATAATGCTTGGAGTCGTCTTCAATGTACTGGCTTCCTTGTCGCAATTTAACTAGTCTTAGTCCTTCGTCTAGTGTTTTGCATTTATTGTACACATAAAGCCTAACCTGATTATTTAGGTTGTGGCAATAGGCATTGACGATGTTGTGACGATCACGGATTGGAGGATTTGCGCTTGGTATTTTTCTTTCATATCTTAAATAAGTTCCATTTTGCTTTTTGTATCTCTTGAGGAAGTTATCGATTATGTCGTAGTCTGTTTGATTTGAGCGAGTGTCTTTGTGTTTGCCCGCGGCGTCACCGTTGCAATAATACATATCGGATAACTCAAACAGACCTTTGTTAGCTGCTTCCTCTAGCGTGTTTTCTGTTCTAGCGCCTTCAATTACAACTTCGTCAAAGAAATGAAACGTATCATTAGCAATTTGAAAGAAGCAACAGCTCATAGGCTTGCCTGCTCCTATGTTGAAGTCGTAACTAAAGTAAACTGGAAGACTTTGGTTAACTTGATAATTGTAGTCTCTATAATTACGATCTCGTGAATAAGAATAATAAACAACTTCGTCTTCAATCTCGATCCATTTACCGTTGAGCATGCGCTCTGCCATCTTTGGATCAAGGTCTTGCTTAAGCTGCTCTATGTAGGTTGCTGGAAGGAATGGATTGTCGGTAGTTACCGAGTAGTAAACGTGCCTATTTGGTTCTTTGGAAATAATCCAGTGCTTATATGCCCAGTGACTGGGCGCATCTGGATTTGTTGCGGCAACAATTATCTGCTCTTTTATGTGAGGCAAACGGTTAACGCGAAGCCTTAGCTCATCGTATGCTTTTTTATCGTCATCGTCATTTTCGGTAACTTCCTCGAATCCTATTCCGCTGAGCTGGAGTGATCTCGCCTTCTTTGCCTTCTTGTCAGCCCAGCTTGTCGAAATTATCTCACTACCATTAGAGAATTTTATACTGGCCTTCGTTTCGTTTATTACATAGTCGTCGTCGTTAAGATCTGAGATATGCTCAATCACTGTTTGGAATATTGTGCGCTTAAGATCTGGCATTGAACGCCTAGCCAGACAAAATCTTGCTCCTGGATAAAACAAGCAGTGAGTAACAGCAATGTGAGCAAGCAATATAGACTTTGCCGATCCAACAGAGCCGCTTAATAGTACTTCATGAAAGCTATACTTCTTGTAGTCAAAATTATTTCTTATGTCTTTGATTACATTGAGCTGATAAGGAATTTTCTTTGGATTAAATGACTGTAGTGTTGGAGTCACTCATCATCTTCCAGATTATATGCAAGCTTAAGAGCGGCCCTTGTTTTTTCTCCAGCTTCAATTTCAGTTCTATCTGTCCACTTAAATCTGTTTTTCATGTTGAAAACCCAAGTTCCAGTATTCAGTCCATGCTGTCTAGATATCATTGGATTTTCTATTGATAATTTTTCCCAAAATAGTTGGCATCTGGCGAATGCCCTACCTTTGGAGTCAAGAAACTCTTGGTGTACTTTTTCCCAATCATACAAAGTTTGTTTACTAACATCTATTATCGCTGCGAATGTTTCGTAGCTGTAGCCTTGCTCCATATGTTCTATGAGCATTTTACAATATTCTGGCTTGTAGTCTGTTGGCCTTCCGCCTGCCATATTAACGCTTCCCCCGTCTGGTTCGGTATCTACCGATTGCGTTTGATGTAATCGAGAATGCTATCTCTGTATAGTTTGAGGATAGCAGCTTGTATTGATTTAGCAAATGATTCGCCATCTTGAGGTATTATTGGGCGTTGTGGTTGTGAGTTTGCGCCTTCGCGGTGTCCTAGTTCTAGGTCTTCGCCGTATTGTGAGAAGAATCCTATAGTGATTATGTTTAGTGATTTTGGGAATGACTTTAATGCGCGGAGGAATTTACCTGAGAGAGTGAGATTGACTGGTCGATTACGTTTAGATGGGAAATTTTTTCGCGCTCGTTTTGGGTATTTCTGGGTATTTTTGTAGTTAGGGAATCTGCCTTTGCCATCTATTGGAGATATGCCTTTAGATACTAGGTCTAGTATTTTTTCTTTAGCGGTTTTTGCTATCTCTCTATTTGAGGCGAGTGCGGCCTTGGACGGTATGTCTTTAAGTAACCGCTTTAGGGGCTCTAGTTTTAGGTTAACTTTCGAACTCACTTAGTATTTCCTTTAGTCCTTGGAGGATATCGCGTTTAAATGTTTCGCCTGGTTGGGGCATGAACTGGCGTGGGCGGATTGATTTGCTATGATCGCCATAGACTCCAGTTAAGTGGCCTTCTGCTTTTCCTTCTTGATCGGATGGAACGTCTATTGTTATTGAGTTTGTTGTTGATTCTACTATGAGTGAGTCGAGTAGATCTCCAGATAGTTCTAAGTTAGCAAATCCAGCAGATGATTCTTCAGATTTAAGTTTAGCGTATTCTTTGGTTAGTGATCGAACCCATTTACCGCCTGAGACTGGAGACTTGCCTTCGCCTATGTAATCTAGCATGGCTTCTCGTATGTAGTTTGCGGCGGCTTCCATGGCTTCGCGACGATGTGAGCGCGGTATTTCAAGGTCTAGTTCTTTGATTGGGTTAAATTTGTAAGCCTTCATTAATTAACCGTGGTGTTTTGGTAGACTGCGCGTCTTAGTTCTTCTGCTAGGTCTTTTGCTACTTTGGCGGCGCGATAGTCTTCTTGTTTATTATATTGTGAAACTTGTCTGTCTAGCATTTTTGCCATGTCTTTGTAGTGAACTTCTCTTGTGGTTAGCAAGATCCAATTATCTTCGTCGCCTTGTTCTGGAGGGTCAAGGGAGAATATTTGATTGGAGGAGTCTTTAGTCGCCCAGAGCATCATTTTAGTAAGTTTATCCCGTCTCTGTGTTCAGCGCCACATTGTCCGCATTGGAAGCGTTGGTATCTTCCTTTTTCAGTTAAAGCGAATCCTTTCTTTCTTATTTGGTTCGAACCGCAATGGCATTTTCCTGTATGTAGATGGAAGTTTATTTTGTTATCCCAGGGGTAGAGGGTGTAATAGAGTTCTTCGAGTGCGAGGATGTCTTGCTTGTTGTAGCGTTCGAGTTCTTTCCAGGCCTTTAGTTCACCGTTTAGGCATCTTGTCCAGAGGGAGAAGCCTTCGTTCTTTTGTTTTTTGTGTTTGGCGTTTAGTTTATCGGCCATGTATTCGAGCTTGTTTGAAGTAAAAGCGAAGTGTTTCTTTGCTATTTTAAGAGTGTCTATGTGTTTGTATGATGATGGTGGTTTAAAGCCGTGGTGGATGAGTCTAGCGTTTATTTTTCTAGCGTCGAATCTTATTCCGTTTTGAGTGACTAATATATCTGCCTGGTCTAGAAGTTTCCATAGTGGTCTAAGTATTTCTTTTTCGTTGGTTATGTCTTTAGAGTTGCGCTGGTCGAAGTAAATAATTTTTGTTTTATCTAGCCATTTAGCAGACCAGGACAATATGTGCCAGTCTTGTTTGATTTGGTTAAGTCCTACGTTTTGATTCCATATATCCCACACGTAGGCCAAGATTGGAGCTGTCTCGATGTCTAGAAGGAGTACTCGCATGAGTACAGTTTGAAGTTATTTACGCACTTTGGCAAGTGAGCGTCTACGCCTTCGGCGTTTGCTTTTGGCTTCTGATTTATTGATGCCGCATAATTCGTCGTGATCTCCGCGCATGCATCTATGTTAACTCGGATTTTATGGCGAATGTAGTATCTAGTTGAGCGTGTATGTGATCTCCGTGGCCTGAGTTATGATACACGAGAAAGTTACGCTGTCCCGTGTTTGATATAGCGCCGATGTCACCGTAGCGTGTAGTAAACTCGGCGATGAATTTCAGTCTAAACCAATCAGGCCAGTCTCTGGTGCGTATGTCGATTGCGCGTGATTCGGAGTGTGATTTCGATTTCCTCTGCAGCAAGGCGTCCTCTTCTGGTGAAGTAGCGGTTTCTGTTAAAACAAAAGGCATTACGTTAACCGCGCAGTAGAAGTGCATCTCTAGTGCTATTGATTTAAGTTCCGGGTGTAGTAGGTCGAAGCGTTCTTTTACTTTCGAGTCTTTGAAATTTTCAATTGTGAGTTGCATATCTTGAATATCTCCCACTCCAATTGTGATCTACCTGGAGATACTAGGGCAAATATTTTCTTGAGTGCTACAGATAGCTGTTCCGTTGTTGTTCTGTCTGTCAGCTTGTCTATGCGTTCAATGAGGAGCGCATTCGCTGTCTCTAATTCTTTGCATTTTTTGCACATAGCATTTCCTTGATTGCTTTCCTTGTAGATCCTACGCCTTTTTGCGTGTTCTTTTCACGCAAGACGCTCCAATAAATAGCGCCTCCAAGTCCGTTACCCTGCGCGATTACGCCATGCTTAGGCACCCACTTGTTTAATATCGCTACTGCACAAGCTAAGTTGTTTGCGTTTAGCTTTAAGTCTTTGTCAGCGATGTACTTGCCCAAATACCCTGCGCAAGATTCACTGCTCACCTGCATAATGCCCACGGAGCGCACAAGATTTCCCCACTGGTCTTTAAAATTCTCTGTGTAAGTTTGATTTGCATCGTAGCCGCTTTCGAATTTGGCCATCGCACTTAGTAGCTTGCTGTAATACGCAAGTTTATCACCGCCAAGGCCCCACTCTTTTGCGTCCTTTGGCTCATACGCAAGCAAGTCTTTCCCGTATTGCTTTAAGGCAATGTGCGCTGCAATGAGCATGTCTGCGCTCGGCCAGTAATTATCCGTGCTTACAATGTCAACCGCGTCCGCTGGCTTTTCTTCCTTCGGAGCTTCCACTGGAACGCTCGCGCACCCCGTAATCAGCAGCGCTGCTATTATTAGTTTTTTCATTTTGTCTCCTTAATCTCATGCATCATTATGCGCTTGTTAACTGGCTCAAGAATTATTGCCATAGACAATGTTGGAAGCTCATAAGAAACAATCTCTCCGCTAAGCGCGGTAATAATTTGTCCTCCGTGGAAATCCACTGGGCTAAGGTATCCGCGATCTACCACTTTGAGCTGCATTTTAAAATGTTCGGGAAATTCTTTTAGAACTTTGGTCTGTAGTTCTTTTTCAAATATATCTTTCCAGCGGTCAAACTCTTCTTTGGCCTTTATTACTCCGCAATTAAACCCAACAATTCTTCCTCTATCAAAATTTGAAAGCGTAAAATTGTAGAACATCACTCTTCCCCCTTTTTTATTTGCGCTAGTGCTTTTCTTGCACGCATGCCTGCAAAAATCGTTGATTCGTTTATTTCCTCTTGATCGGAATACAAAATAACCCTGCGTGAAACCATGCTGCTTGTGTCGTAATCCAAAGAGTAACTTTTTCTGTCTGCATAAAACTCCAAAGCTTCTTTAAGTATAGAAACTACGGCTTCGTGTTCTTTCTCGCACGCCTTCCATCCACAAATAAATGAATCAACGGCATTCATTCGGTTTACGGAGTGCTGTGGCTCACCCCAAGGAATTGGAAATGCTTCAATTGAATGATCCTTCGCCATCTCTTCCATCTTGCTCATCTAAAAAACTCCCTATACTGCTCGTGGCCGTATCTGCCTTCTGTTATTTCTATAACTTTGGCTACCGTAAGGCTTTCGGGAATATTTATGCTTTCGCAAAACTCCCTCACGCCCAACTCACAAGCCCCAGTAATCACTCGGTATGATTCAATTGCCTCGTCGATGCTTATTTCTTTTTCTAGCGCCCACTCTTTAAAGCCAGACTGATCTCTATCCGCAATTTTATAGCGTAAATCCTCAATTGCTTTTTCTACTGTGTCGCCGTGAGAAAACTTCTCGCCGCTTTGTACGCAGTAAGCAGTTTTGCCTCGCATTATGGTTTCGTAAACAGTATTTGAGCCTATGGTTTTTTCTGAAACAATTTTCGCCAGTATTTCATCGGCAAAAATAAATCCGTTTTTCCTGAAATCATTCCGAACCTTGATTTTAATTTCAAATTTGAGCCGCGTAGAAAAATCCATCGCCCATGATTTTTTGTTGTGTTTCAATTCTTTATCTAGCTTCGCACTACCGGAAACGGCGAGGTTGCCACCGACCGAAGTTAGAGCGCTAGCATCTAGCTTCGCACTACCGGAAACGGCGAGGTAGCCACCGACCGAAGTTAGAGCGCCAGCCGTTAATTTAGCGCCTGGTTTTATTATTAAGTATCCAGCTATGGTATCAAAATCAATTTCTGCGTCTTCGGATATCGTTAAATTGCCTTCGTGTATTTTATTGTTCATAATTTATTTCTCCCAGGCGACAACCCGAATATCTAGTAAAGCCATCTTTATCTCTGTAGCTTTTAATGCAGCTTTTTTTAAGAACGTCTATTCGTTTTTGGTACTCTGGCGTGTTGGCAAATGATCCGCGTTCTATAGCCATTCCTGCTGCAATCAGGCCAAATGCCGTAATGTAAAGGCTTATGCATACTATGATTAGCTTCATTTTGTGTCTCCGGTTTCTATTCCCGCAACTATCATTTCAATTAATTTCTCTTCTTGCGCAGCCCAAGCAGCATCCCTAGCAGCATCCCTAGCAGCAGCCCTAGCAGCAGCCCAAGCAGCGGCCCCAGCAGCGGCCCCAGCAGCAGCCCTAGCAGCAGCCCTGGCGGGGCGCAATTCTTCTTCACGTGCCTTGCCAATTGCATAGCGCTCGGCAACGTCTAGTGCAGCAATGCTTCTTTCATCTTTCATTAAATGCTGAACCTGGCGAGCGCACCAGACGGCAAATAAACGCATTAGCTTATCGCTTAAAAGTTCTTCTCTTAAAACCACCCAAAGCCTGTCCCTGAAAGGAACCTCTTTCATTTTTAAAATGTCCAGAGCCGTCCCCTTCCAATTTTCTTGCAAGTATTTACTTGGGCAGTAGCATGGATTCCAGGACTGAATTTCTTTAAAGGTAATTAGCTTCACTATAATAACTCCAGAACTGTTATAAGAGTTTGGGATTCATGGAAGGTAATTGAATCAGAGGATTTAGATCCGTGAGAAATCGTTCCATCGGGATTAAGTACAAGAAAAAACTTCCTTGGCGCTTTTTTCTTCTTTTTAACTATCCTGTGAGTAATTTGGCGAGGGTGAATCACCAGATGCTTTGGTTTCTGCTTAAAATTTACTCTTAAGTTACCGTTTGGGAATACTTTGTGAACTGTTGCTAGAATATTTCCATCAAGAAATCCGCAGACAAACTTAATTTTATCGCCTATGTTTAGTGGTTCAACCATAAACTCCACGGAGCAACTGTTTTGGTTGCTCCGCCTCTGAATTTTACTTTTACGTTTACTGTTTGTACTTCTATTACTTCGCATTCGAAGAATTGAAGCCTGCTTGTGTCTTTAGTTTTACCGTTGATTTTATTGCCAACTGAGTGGACTAGCTTCATACCTGGCTTTAGGTCTTCTAACCGTGGGTTGTTTTTCACTGTCTGACCTCGCGGAACATTACAGTGCGGTGATAAAATGCAGACTTGTTTCTGGCTTTCTCAGCTTTTCTTTTAGACGTGTAATGCCATTGGTGAATTACTTTTTTTCTTCCACATTTGTATTCGTTAATGAATATCTCTTTTAGTTTTTTAGTCTTGCCAGATTTCATTTGTCGCTCTTCTGCCAGTGAGTCTGGCGCGTAAGAAAAATCTATCTAAAATGGAAGCTCTGTTATCGCTATAGATGTCTTGTCTTATTGCGTATGGTTGCATCATGTCTAATGGCTGAACATGAGGCATGGAGAATATTGCGTGCCCTAATTCATGGAATAGAGTCTGCTCGCGTTGATAGCATGAAGCGCCGCTCCAATAAGTATCTAGTAACCGCACGTTGTTATCCCAACCACATGCAATAGTTTTCGCACCGTTGCATCCGCTGGAGTGTAAGAACCAGTCTCTTGTTACTACTTTAACAACTGGATTGATTGAAAGCTCCAAGGATCGTTTATGAGCTTCGATAGTGAATTGCTTAACGTGCATGTCCACATCGCATGTTATTTCGGCGCGTGGCGTATCCTCGCTTGTAACCGTTGGGGCTGTGGAATCTCCGCAAGCGGTAAATGCAAAGAATGCCCATGCTGCGATTGCTAAGAACATTACACGGTGCATACATAACCTCCGTTTATTTTCTCACAATCACCGTCTTTGATGAATTGCTTGTTTGAAGAACATGCGCCGAGTAGTAGAGCCGCTAGGATAATTAGTAATTTGTTTTTTACATTCATGATTAACTCCTTTGTTTGGGAGTTATACTAAATTGGAAATATATATGAAAACTTTTTATTTTGTGGTTTGATTATTTTATTGTTGACTATTTTTGTAAGGTATTTTTATTAATAGCCATCTCTTTATCATCTAGTGATATATATATAGATATAGATATAAAACAGATAAGTAAAGCGTCATTTTTTGATTAAAATATATATATA